TTTATCAGAAAGAGCTGTATGTACTTTAGGTGCAAACAACTTCTTCTTATTTAAAGACTAACAAATAGTAATTAGGGGAGGATTAACCTCCTCCCCTTTTTTTTTTAATTTTAATTTAATACAATGAAAACAAAACAAAAAGCAGAAGCTAAAAATTATAAGCTTACTCGTGATGTAGCACCATTATCTTTTATGCTAAATTCACACCACAATCACAGATCCCCATTATTACATTTTGATGAAGAGAAAGGTATTAACAGACCTCTTCGTTATGCAAGAAACCAAAAGAGTCCTTTTGAGGATGAGCAAGATGGTAATGCTATTATGGAACCTATTATATTTGAAGATGGATTTTTGAGGGTAGAAAGAACTAATCAGGTATTGCAAGAGTTCTTATCTTTACATCCAGGGAATGGACATGTTTTTGAGGAAATAAATGACGCTAGAGATGCGGCTGAAGAATTAGAAATGGAAGAAATAATATTAGACGCACAGTTATTAGCTAGAGATTTATCTATATCTAAATTAGAAATGGTGTGTCGTGTATTAATGGGTACAAGTATTGATAACAGAAGCACAGCAGAGTTAAAAAGAGATATACTTGTTTATTCTCGTAACTATCCACAAGAGTTTATAGATATATTAAATGACCCATCTTTACAGGTATACGATGATGTAGTTCAATTCTTTACTAATAGATTACTAACTAAGAGAAATAGTAATAGAGATGTATACTTTAATTTAAAAGATAATAAGACTAAGATACTAACAGTACCTTACGGTGAAGATGCTAATGATATTATGGCTTCATACTTTCAAACAGATGAGGGTGTAGAGACGTATAAGTTATTAAAGCAAATGCTTAAGGGTAATACAAAGGCTAAAAAGTCGTAATATATTTTACGTATCTTTGTATTTTATTAATCATTAATTTTTTATACAATGAAAAAGTATGTTTTTTTTAAAGTTGATGCGAGTAATCAAGCAATGATTGATTTAAGTAAAGTAACTTCTATTAGTATCGGAAGTGGTAATACTGAGATTGATTTTAGAACAAGTGATATTCTTCAAGATGGAACTGTAGGAAATGCTTTAGCAGTATCTTACAGAATTACTTTTGCAGGTATGACTGCAGCACAAAATGCGGCTGCTATTAACTTGTTATTTGAGCACTGGCAAAAAGCTTATACTACAAGCTGGACAAACGCTGTAGAAGATATGAGCACTGCTTTAGGTGTTACAGTAACAGGAATAACTCGAGCAGAGTTAGCTTGGGCGTAATATCTATCTTTACTAAGCAATTAAGAGGTTCTAAAAATAGAGCCTCTTTTTTTTTGTTATCTTTGGAGTATGAATAAGTATTTAGAATTTGCAACTTCAGAAGGAAAAAGATATGTTCCCATAGGTAGTGGTTTATTAGTAGAAAGAACAAGTAGCACTGCGATGAAATTATACACTGCTTGTAGTTTAGGTAATGCTTTTACTTTTGTTACAGTAGATTCTACATCTGCTATGGTAGATGTTATTAATCAAGCTTTAATTGCAGCAGAAAATTCAAGTTCTCCTTTTACTCCTGTAATACTACCTGATGGAGAAACGATTACTACCGTCAGAGTTTTATAAAAAAGTAGGCCTCTTTTTTTTTGTTATCTTTGTAGAAATGTTTATATAATATGGCAGCATCAATAAATGACGTAAGAAATACTGTCTTAGCAATAGCTAATAAAAATAACTACGGTTATATATCTCCACAAGATTTTAACTTGTATGCACAGCAAGCTCAGATGGATATGTTTGAGGATTATTTCTATACTTATAATAGATGGATACAGAGAGAAAATGCTAGACAATCGGGTATAGGGTATGCAGATATAACTAAAGGTTTACTAGAAGTTATGGATACATTTTCTAAAAATGTATTTTTAACACAAGTAAATGCTAATACTTATTCTTTACCTACAGATTATTATCTAATGAATAAATTATTTTATTATTCATCTGCTTTATATTCAGGAACAGTTACAGGTACAAGTGCAGGTAATACCATAACAGACGCAACACAGTCTGCGGTATGGACAAATATTCCTAACTCTGCACCAACACCACCAATAGGTAGCCTTATTGTAAATACAACTACATTGCAAGAAGCTTATGTAACTAAAGTTGATGCACCTGGAACAGGTACTATTAGTTTAAGTGCAGATATTTTTGCTATAGGTAATAGCTATGTTATATATTCAAATACAAAAATTAGAGAGGTGGAGAGAGTAAGTCAAAGTAAAATATTTTATTTAACTAATTCTTTACTTACAGCTCCTACTCAAACATACCCTGCATATGTATTGGATGGTAATATTATTACAGTATACCCTACCACTATCCTACAACCAGGAGCAATACACGCACAATATATACGTTATCCTCTTCCTCCGAATTGGACTTATCAAATTTTAACTGAAGGTGAACCTGTATTTTATCCAGCTGCTTCAGATTTTCAAGACTTTGAATTACCTGATTCGGATGAACCAACACTTATTGCTAAGATTTGTCAATACGTTGGTATAGAAATTAGAGAGGCTGATGTATATAACTTTGGAAAAACAGAAGAAAATACTGAAACACAAGAATCAGCATAACTATGGCATATATTACAGATTATCAATATTATGAAAATGGAGGAAATGTCCCAACAGATTCTAACTGGGGATCATATCAATACGTTAGCTTAGAAGATATTGTAAATAACTTTATGTTAATGTATCAAGGTAACCATGAACTCATTAATAATATAAACCGTTATCAAGTTTTATTTCACGCTAAGAGAGGAATACAAGAGTTGAACTACGATGCGATGAAAGAAATAAAAATACTAGAACTTACGGTATGTGATCAGTTGCGTTTTGTTTTACCACCTGATTATGTTAATTGGGTAAGAATATCTTTAGAACAAGATGGTATGTTATATCCAATGACAGAAAATATACAGACTAATTGGAGTGGAGCATATCTACAAGACAATGACTGTAATATATTATTTGATATAGATGGGAATGTATTAAAACCTGATAACTCATTCTTTGATAGACAAAGATTAGACGGTACCCAAAAAAATATGTACCTAGGTGATGGGCCATATAATGGTGTTATGGGATGGAATATAGATGGTTCGTGGTACTTTGATTATAATATCGGAGCACGTTTTGGTTTAAATACTGAGACAGCTAACGTTAATCCTACATTCAGTATAAATAAAAAGGGAGGTGTTATAAATTTCACATCTGATATGTCGGGTAAGTTAGTTGTCTTAGAATATGTGTCGGATGGTTTAGAAGCGGGAGATGATGCAAATGTAAGTGTGAACAAATTATTTGAAGAGTTTATTTATGCATATATTAGATACTCTTTATTAAATGGAAGATATGGTATTCCAGAATATATAATAAATAGAGTAAGAAAGGATAAGTCTTCTTTATTACGTAATGCAAAACTAAGACTAAGTAACA